CTTCTTTGATTCGCTGTTCTAGGTTGCCGAGGTTCATCGGACACATCTGGCGCAGGGCCTGGAAACCCGCGTGCATCTCACTGGCGATGGCGCGCGCGTGGGCCCGGGGGAGCCTGCCCCGTTGACTAGTCGGCGATCACGCTGACCGCATTGGCCGGCGCGCGCTGTACCTTGAGTTCGACCAGGTAGAACAGGTATCCGGTCTGCGCGCTCGCGCCGACGTCCGCCACCGTCGCGCGGATGCAGTCGAAGCCGCCATCGGCGTCGAGTTCATCCGGCGTGAACTCCACGACCCACAGCGCCGACTCTTCCGCCGACGTGGCGTTGGTGAGCGTGTTGGTGCTGACGTCCGCCGACGCGCTGGACCACGCGGCCGTGGACGCGAGCGACGTGGCCGCCTGCTTCTTGAAGGCCGACGCGGTCGGGATGTTGAGCGCCTTCGCGCTCGTGCCGCTGACGTCGGTCGCCTGCTGAATCGTCAGGGTCGGGTCTTCACCCGCCGTGCCGACGCCGCTGGTGAAGACGACCGCCACGCGCTTGGCGTGCTTCAGCGAGATGTAGTCGCCGTTGTTGGCCGCCGTGGCGAGGTTCACCGCCGGAAAGCCCTCGACGATCTGGAACCGTTCGAGAATCAAGCTGCTCATGTTGTCCCTCTGCGTGTGATGAACCAGAGGGTGTGAGGCCACAGCCTCACACCCTCCAGCGAATCAGAACTGCTGCGTTCGCCTCAGTCCTACGTGGCGATCGCCACAAAGGGCGACTGCGTGTTCGAGCCCTTGAAGGGCGTGAGCGCGCTGACCCAGGCGGGCTTGCCGTCCACGCGCCAGGTCACGCGGAACGCCATCTCGTCGGTGGCAAACGCAACGTGCATGGACGCGGCGGTCTGGAGCAGCTTCTGGATGAACAGGTACTGCGTCAGGTCGGCCAGCACCAGGTCGCCGACCGTGCCGAGGGTGGCGTTGTACTCGGTCTCGATGACCGGCTTGCCCTTGATCCGCATCACGCCGTCCTCGCCGTAGGTCACGAAGCGGACCGGCACATCGTTGGTCGCGCCCGTGAAGAACAGCTGGTCGAGGTCCGGGTTCACGTCGGTGTTGCAGAGCCACACAGCGTTGGCCTTGGCACGCGCGTGCATGCGCGCCCACATCGCGATGACGTCGGCGTGCTTGACGCGGCTCGCGGTCGTGCGCGTGGTCGAGACCAGCGCCGGGCTGCGGAGGATACCAAGCGGCATGCCCGCGCCGGTGCCGTTGATGATCGAGTCCTCGACCAGGAACCGCACTTCCTCGGTGAACGCCTGGAACATCACGTCGCCCATCGCGACGAAGTCCGCGAGGAGTTCGTCGGTGGCGTAGCCGAGCGCCGCCAGCTTATTGAGCTTCATCTCGAGCTTGCGGAACTTCGGCTTGGTGGCGGTCGGGCCGGTGCCCTCGTCGACCCAGTACGCCTGAACGCCGCCCCAGCGCGAACCCGTCGCGCGGCTGGTCTCATCGACCGCCCGCATCGAGATACCGTTGGAGTTCTCGCCGAGGTTGATCTGGCGCACCGCGTTCAGCAGCGCACCGCCGGAGAACACGTTCTGGATGATGCCGGCCGCCAGGTCCGTCTGGACCATGAAGCCGCCGTCCGAGCCGATCTTCTCGCCCGCGCCCTGCGCCGCCGCCTGCAGCTGCGCCAGCGGCTCGCTGAGGGTGTGCCGCGTGGTGGCGCTGTAGACGTCCTGCAGCTGACGCCCGAAGGCGTAGCGCATCGCCGTGGCCGCGTCCATGCGGGGCAGGCCGTGGTAGACGATGGGCGCGCCGTTGGGCGCGAACTTCGCCAGCTTCTCCTCGTCGCCCGACTCCCAGCGACCCGTGGTCTTGACGCCGCCGGCGGTCACGCGCTCCTGGTGGAAGTCGGAGGTCGCCTGCGCGCGCTCCTCGTCACCCATGCGGCGCAGCCGGTCGATGTCGCCATCGAGCGCCGTGATGTCCTTGTCGATCGCGTCAAGGCGAGCACTCTGCTCGTCCGTGCGGTTGCTCGCCGCGATGTCCAGCAGCTTGAGCCCTTCGGCCTTCAGCTCGGCCCGCCGGTCGAGTGCAGTGTTCAGTCTCGTGGCCATCTCGCCTCCATGCGTGGTCCGTTGAACGAAAAAAGGGCGCGTATGTGAGCGCACCGAACGCACGGACAGAAGCCCGGCGGGTGGACTCACACACGCGCCCTTCAACGGAAGTCCGCGGTGTGTAGAGTTAGGCTACGACGACTGCAGCCGATCTGTGTTTTTGCAATTGAGAAACGCCGAGACAGCCTGACGAATCACCACCGCCACGGCAACCCGCTGCTCCCGCGCGAGCGAGAACAGCCGGTCATAGTCCGACGCGGGTAGGTTCGTGCTGGCTGGCACGAGCCGCGCTTCGATGGGTCCGCGGGGCCGCGGCATCAGGCCAGCCGCATCCGGCGGGCGCGATCCGCCTCGCTCGCCACCATCGGCGCGACCGGCTCAGCCACAGCTTCGATGGCCACCGCCGCCGCATCCGCCCGCGGTCCGACACTCGGCCCTCGGCCGTTGATCAGCCGCTGCAGCGTGTCATCCATCGTCGCGATCCGGTCGGCCATCTTCAGCCGCACGGCTTCCTTGGCACCGACCAGCCGTCCCTCACCGAACCCGCCGCGCACCTCGGACAACGGCACGCCGCGGCCCTTGGCAATGTCCGCCGTCATCAGCGCGTAGAAGTCGTCGACGCGCGCCTGGATGGCCGCATGCGCTTCCTCAGTCAAGGGCCCGGCCCCTTCGGCCTTGTACTTGCCCGCCGAGATGACCGTCCGCTTCAGGCCTTCCTTGGCTTCCGCCTCAGATGCATCGATGTGCGCGGTAATGACCCCGATGGAGCCCACGTCTCCGCTCGGCGTGACCACGATTTCCGACGCGCCGGAGATGGCCCAGTACGCCGCCGACGCCGCCATGGCGTTGACGTGCGCCGTGATGGGCTTGCGGGCGGCACCCGCGCGAATCTCCGCGGCAAGCTCGGTCACACCGGCCACGGTGCCACCAGGGGAGTTGACATCCAGCAGGATGGACCCCACGTTCGGGTCCGCCAGCGCCTGCTTCAGCATGGCTGTCACGCGCTCGGTGGAGACGCCGCCGGACATCTCCGACATGCCACCCATCCGATGCGCGATGACCCCCTGCACGGGAATCACGGCCACGGCCCCAGAGCGCGAGACATCCGCTCGCGATCCGCCGTCACCGATCCGCGCCTGCAGCTCCTCCGCGGTGAACTTCCCACCGCCCATGTGGAACTCGAGGATGGCTTCGATTTCGTCCAGCTTCGTCGGCAGAATCGCCCACGGGGTCTCTGCGACGTACTTGGCGATGTGCTGATACTTCACGCGGCCACTCCTTCTCCCAGCGCCCACTCGGCCAACCAGGTCGCATAGGCGGGCTGCACCCATGCGTCCAGCGCGGCGAGGCCGCCTGTCTCGACCAGCAGTTGCCCGGCCTGCTGTGCGCAATACACCGCGGCCGTCTCGGTCGGCATCAGCAGCGTCTGCGCCACCAGGGCCGCGTGGCCGGCGTAGAACTCCGTGACGGCCGCCGCGTACGCGTCCGCATCCGCCGCGTGCCGCTTCGCGAGCTGCTGCACCGCGGCGACTTCCTTGCGCAGCACCCGCCCGGCCGCCGCCACCGCGATGGCATGCGCCTGTGGCGACACAGGCTCTGGTTCCGGCAGGACCACGGCCGCCGGCGGCGCCGGTGCGGGCGCCTTCGGTGCCGCACTGCGCGCCGCAGGCTGCTTGCCAGTCAGGTGCGCTGGCGTCAAGGGTTCGTCCAGCCCCGGCAGCGACGGGCGATTCTCCATCCGCCGCACTTCGTTCCGGGTGTAGGTGCCGGTCGTGATGGCGTCGACGTAGGCAGCCCAGCGAGTCGACAGGTCCCCACGCGCGATCGCGTTGCGGTTGAACTCCGCGTAGTACTTCTGCGGGACCGACACCAGCTGGGTATTGATCGACATCTCGATCAGGACCAGCCACCACCCCATCGTGAAGTCGATGAAGTTCCGGTTGAACTGCTCCGCGTTGCCGAAGCTTGGGTCGCTGTTCTCCAGCATGTGCCGCGGCACGCCCAGGAACCGCGCGACCTCGTCGATCCCGAACTTGCGCGAGAGCAGCATCTGGGCGTTCTCGGGCGTGAGCCCTTCGGACTGGACCCACTTGGCGCCCTGCTCCAGCACCTTCGGCAGATGCCAGTCACCGTGCGAGGTACTGAAGGACTGCGCCATCCGCCTGGACGCGTCGTCGGTCAGCACCCCGGGCACCTCCAGCGCGCCGGCGCTCAGCGTGCCGCGCGAGAAGATGCGGCTGGCGAACTGTTCGAGCACCGAGGTCAGCCCGAGACAGTCCCGCGCGTACGACAGCACGCCGCGCCCCTGCACGCCGTCCGTCGACAGGATGTGTAGGTGGAAGATTTCGTCCTGCAGCGCCGTCGTGCTGCCGCCCGTCTTCGGGTCTCGGATTTCGTAGACCTTCCGGCGACGGTTGACCAGCTTCGGCGTCACGGTCGTCGGGTCCTGAATCGGCTGCAACTGGCTCACGAAGCCGCGATCGCCCGCTTCGATGAACGCGTAGTGGTTGCCGTGGTCGATCAGGTGGTAGCCCAGCATCCGCCGCCAGTCGAAGGCGTTGAGCCAGTCGTTCGGCTGGTGGTGGATCAGGTCGTGCAGCGGATGGCCGCTCGCCTTCTGCGGCCCTTGATCGTTCGGCAGGTTCTCGAACATGTCGAGCGGCAGCATGGCGATGCCGGTGGCGATGATCTCGCGCCCGCGGAACCACGCGGACACCTTGTTCGCGATCTCCGGCGAGACCCGCACGCCCGCCGGCGTCGACGTCCCAACCGGACCGAACCAGAAGTCGTCCGTGGGGCCAGGCGTGGCGGCTCGCAGGGAACCGGTGAGCAGTCGTCCGAGCACGTCCATCAGGGCATCCTCTGGCGCAGGAACGGCCACGCGCCGATCACCATCAACACCACCCCCGCCGCGACATTGGCCGCGGACGAGGACCACTGCGACAGCCCTACGTACGCCGTCGCAAAGCCGAGCGCGAACACGATCGCGTTCACGTTCTCCAACACCACCGCGCCGATCTGCTGCCACCTATTCGCCAAGGGTCCGCACTCCACGCGTCAGGTAGACGCTCTGCACCTGGGCTGGTTCACGAATCCACAGCGCCACGCCGATGGTCGGCGCGATGATCGGGTCGATGCGCCCGCGGCTCCGGCCCTTCGCGAACATCAGGTTGTCCTTGCCGTCGCGCTGGCCGACCGTGTTCGACAGAGACCACGCTGTAACTGGACAGCCGCACGCGTCGATGTTGCCGTCCAGAATCTCGGCCTGCATCCGCAGGCACGCGCTCGACATGCCCTGATAGGTCTGCGCCACGCCGATGACGGACTCCTCCGCGAAGCCGTCATCCTTCACCAGCTCGTCGACCAGGTGGTCCGCATGCCACGGGTCGAAGCCGATGCGCTCGATGTCGTACTTCGTGCGCAGGAGCGCCAGCTCCTCACGCACCACCCGGTGATCGATCCGCGTGCCAGGCGTCGCGATCAGCCAGCCCTGATCCCGCCACACCTCGTACGGGGCGCGGTCGCGGTGCGCACGTTCTGCCAGCGTGTCGGCTGGGGTCCAGATGCGCTGAATCATGCACAGCTTTGGCCGCCCCGGTGTCGGCGGGAACACCAGCGACAGGACGCACAGGTCGATCTTGCTGGCGAGGTCGACGCCCACGAAGCACGACTCGTGCTCAAGCATCGCCTCAAAGGCCGCCCGGTCCATCCGGCTCTGGCCCTTGCGCCAGCCGTCCACAGAGAGGCATGGCGCCGTGGCGTTGCCGGGCAAGTTCAGGTGCTTCTGTTTGTAGGTCGCCGCAGCGGCCGGAATCCCGCGCGCCTTGACCACCTTCGACTCAAGGTCAGCCACGTTCACCGACACGCCGAAGTTTGGGTTAGCCTTGCGCGCGGTCTCCATGGACGTCCAGTCATCGTCAATGTCCGCGTGCGCCGTGAACGTGAAGAACGTCTCGTCGATGAGCACCTGCTCCAGAATCTTCTGGGCGTAGTCGTTCTGGTCGCCCCACGGTGAGACCGGATCGTCGCCGAATGTCGTGATCTCGTACATCAGCGGCTGTGCACGGGCGCCGGTTGCCGTCTCCATGACGTCCAACATGCCGCGATTCTTCATCGCGTGCATTTCGTCAACGAGCACGACGTTCGGGTTCAGACCGTCCGTGGAGTCATGGTCGGCGCCGAGCGGTTCCAGCTTCGCGGCGATGTCGCTCCGGTGGAGGTTCCCGACCTGCACGGCGATCCGGTCCTTGAGCCCGCTCGACAGCACGAGCTGCTTACAGTCCGTGAACGCGATCTTGGCCTGCTCGCGCTTCGTCGCGATCGCATAGCCCTCCGCACCTGCCTCCCCGTCGAAGAACGTCAGGTAGAGCAGGACGATCGCCGCGATGAGCGTCTTGCCGTTCTTGCGCGGAACCTGGTTAAAGGCCGTCCTGAAGCGCCGACGGCCGGTCTCCATGTGGACCCAGCCAACCACGCTCCCGAGGATGAACTTCTGCCACGGCTCCAGCACGATGAACTGCCCGGCCCACTGGCCTTTGTAGTGCTTCAGCCGCTCCGCAAACCGAAACAGCCGGTCCGCCTTCGCCACGTCCAGCCGGTAGGGGAACTCCGGCGTACCAGCCCGCTCCATGTCGCGCAGATGCCGTGCGCACACAAGCCGGTGATACTTCCCGGCTGGCACAGCCCCAGTGACCACAGAGGCCGCGTAGGCCGTCACCGGGTCAACAACCGTCGCCGTCACTGCGCCGCCTCGAACTCCGCGAACGGATCGACCACGGCCTCAAACTTCGGCGCCAGCGGCTTACCCATCGGCGCCAGGCTGAAGCGCACGAGCCCTGCCTCGACCCTCTGCATCATCCCGCGGTGACTCGCCAGCCCCGCGTCCCGACTCTCAGACAGCGACCGCTCCAGCACGACCTGTCGACACAGCAGCGCGAACGCGTCAGCCGTGCCGACCGTCAAGGTGCAGGCCGCAACCGCATGTGGCGCGAGCCGTGCCCAGACCGCCTTGGCCGCATCCGGAAGGTCGTCAGGACACACGACGTCGGCAGGGATAGTCGGAGCCGCAAGTGCAGCCGGAACAGTCCCAGCGCGGTCAGGAAAGCGCACCACCGACCGCTGCCGACTGCCCTGTAGCTTCGCCAGCGCCCGATCCTTCGGCTTCCGCCCCGCTCCTGGTCGTGCCCCGCCTCGCGCCATGCCTTTGATTGATCCCCTGTCGTTTCAACGAGTTATTGAAAACCTTTGAATCCAGCCCCGCGCGAGGGAACG